CCTGCGAATACTTGTATTTCTTGTTCCAGCAACAGAATTAGCTCTATGTATTTTCATGGCATTATCAATCTCACCGGTTTCTTCTTTTTGGTAATTATACTGAGTAAAAGAGGTAGGAGATACCCCAGTATTTCTTTGCCACTTAGAAAAATCAATTCCAACTTCATGAAAAGTTTTTGTAGTAGAAAACTGGCCTCTTTCAATTCCAGTAAATCTACCCCTAAATTCTATTGCGCCCTTAGAGGAATCTGAAAGTTGCAAAAATTCGTCTTGAGTTTTTACGGTGGTATATTTTTTCTGATTAGTTACTGAATCTATTGATTGAAATCTGGCTCCGTCGTACTTAATAATTTCTTGATCAACTAATAAATATCCGCTAAAAGCTCCCCAACTACCATACGTAAAAATTGAATTATTTACATAAATATCTGCATCATAAACAGTAACCACTTTACCGGCCGTGGCCTTGTCAAATGTGGTTGAGTTGCCTTTGTCCACATAGGTAAAAGTATTTGATGTTACTGCGGTAACTGTAACGTTCTTGTCAAGCTTGTAGGTATCAGTTCCATATATTTTAATTAAATCCTTAACTGCGAATCCGTGGACAGAGCTAGTGGTAACTATTTTTTTACCATTCGTTGAATGGTTAGCATCTAAGGTTATAGTATTTACCTTAATTACGTTAGAAATTTTTCTGCTCAACGCGCCAATTCCTAGAACAATTGCAGACTTTTCTTCAAATACGTTTCTCGGCACATTTTTTCTGACTCCTAAAAAGTTATTCTTCCAGTTTCCCTCTGGGTCGTTTTGAGTTGATCTGGGCTTAACTGGTTTATAATTTAATTTAACACTATTGTATGGCTCATCTTGAGTGTATGAAAGAGATTCTATGTCCGCAAAGGACGTGCTGCCGTCTTCCGTTGTATCCTGTCCTAAAAACTTCCAGTCTGCGTTACCTGAAATTGATTCTGGTCTCCTGGAATTAAAAAGATAGTTTCTTGTTGCAATATTCACAATACCATCTTCATCAACATACACAGCTGTACCGGTTTCTGAACAAATTCCCTTTACGTACTCCCAGAGACTTTCTGTTGATCTTGTAAAAAACACTGGGAATGTTTCTTCTTGATAATAACCAGTGTCCGATACATCAGAACCATCTAAAAATCTTGGAGTTTCAACTGGATCCTTGTACTCTTTAATTTTTACTGGACCCACTCCAGACATTTCTAAAATTCTCCATATTGCTTGGCTAGGAGTTGAATTTTTTATAATAATGTCAGGTGCATCTACCTCCTGCATGAGTCCCGCGAGGTCCCTCATTGGAAGTGATATCTTACTTTCTGAATCTTCAGACCAGGAAGAGATAAACCCGTGGAATTGTGCAATGTTTTCTCCAGCGCCCTCTATGCTTACATATCCAAGTGCTTGTGTTTCTGGCTTAGCTAATTCCGCCAGGGAAGCTTGCGTAGTTGAAATTTTAGAAGCAGAGAAAAACTTTTGAGAGTTATCTATATCTATTGTTCCAGTATTAGAAGAAACACTTCCAATTGGATATAGGCTATCTGACTCAGAAAGATTTGCGCTCCAGGACCATGTCATTAGCTTATCCGTTATATCTGTTGTAAGTTTTGGTGAAACCTCTATTAACGACACTGGCCCATTTGGAGAGGGGCAATTTATTTTAACTCCCCGTACTCGAACTGCTGTATTTATATACCCCCAAGACGAGTCCCAATATCCATCTTCCACATCATAAGAAGGCTTTTGGTCTGACCATGTACCGGCTTCATTGTATGATCCAGAAGTTCTATATAAAATTATTTGCCCATCTGAGTTTACCGTGAATGTTCCAGAGATTGCCCTCCAATCCTCGGTAGAACTAGAACTAACGTCCAGGCTGATAGTTACGCTTCCTGGAGTTCCAAGGGTTGTCTCAAACCCAATAACAATTTTATTAGTCCAGAAAGATCTCTTATACTTAATAGGAACTAAGAAAGCATCCCAGCCAGAAGACTGGTTAGAAAATTGAGAATAGACTTGGTAGTTTACTGCTGGTCCAGGGTAATAGATTCTTGTCTTTGGTTGATAGGTATATTGTGATAGATAAGAATACGTATTAGAATCATAAATTTTATTAAAAGATTTTATACCATGATACTTATAGTCAGGAAGTGTCCTGGCGAACGCGGCGGGGACGTTTCTAGCGAAGCATGCTCCAGTTTTTTGTGGTCTGATTGGTTTGGTCACAGATGAAACAGGAAATCTGTCAGAGTAATAGCTTTGTCTTTCAGCCGTTGTCCCGTAATAAGTACTTTTATTGTCATCGACATAATCTAAGTCCATGTCGGCATATCTGTTTTGATTTAGTTCAAGTATCACCCTAGTTGATGATGATATAGAATTTGATTTCCGAAGGTTAACTTTATCAGCAGTTGTGCCCTTCATTAAACTTCCTCAAGTTCTACTGACATATTAACTAAATCAAATCCACCACTAGATCTTTTGACCACAGATGTTTCAAATGTTGCAAAGATCATTCGTTTAGTTACACTATTGCTCTCTGTCAATTTTTTAGCTACTGGAGACTGCCCCGTTGAATATGCAGTTGGATAACGAACATAAGACTCATAGGTAAAGTTGTTTGTGTCCTTTGCAGTAACAACAACAATCTCATTCAATGGAGCATTTGTTCCGGTAAATCCAGTTATTTTTATTATGTCTCCAACAACAAAGCCGTGTGAGGTTGATGCAATGGATTTCAAAGAGTTACCAACAGAAGAAACAGCCGTTATGCTTTTAGCTGTCCCCTCTGACCCAAGACTTTTAGATGTAACAATAACAGTTACCGGCTTGCCGCATAGTTGATCGTACAAAGCTCTAAGGTACTGTGCCCCACGGTTACCATCAACCGTTCTAGAATCATTAGAAGGAACCATGTCCCAAGACGTAGCTAAACGCGTTTTATTTGCTATGTGGTTAACCCTAAGAGTTCCATTAGCCATTCTGTTTCTAGTTTCAATTCTGTCGGTAGTTATAGAAAGCTCAGAACGATTATGGTCTGTTATCAATTGACCATTAATGCTTAATATGGCATCACTTAATGCACCAGACAATGCCATTATCTTCTCGCCATCCCAACTCTTCTTTCGTGGTCCTTAAGCTTTCTTACAACTCTATTAGCCAGTGCGTCTTCGTCCATTCCCGGAGAAGGTTGTACAGTAAGATTATAGTATGATACGGGTGCTGATGCAACTTGTTGGGCCGGTTGACCAGAAGAAACAGAAGACATAGAATTATTTGGTCTAGCCAGCATATAACTCAAAGCATTGATACCATCATTAAGCTTTTGTGTTAATGGTTGGGTGAGAACCATTTCTCCTTGGTGAAGATTGGCAAGGGTATTGTCATTATTGATAGTGCCGCCCGAACGCAGTCCTGGTATGTTATTAGGGTTGCGGGGAAGTCGTTCTTTATTAACCAGTAGGGAACCCTTGTTTAGCGCTGTTAAAAATCCGCGAGAATGATCAGTTCTAAGAATATCATAACCAAACTCGGCTGCTAATTCAGACATTTTAGATCTAAGAATGTTATTTGGAACACCTTTAAGTTCTGGATATGCATTTTTTAACATACTAAAAAATGCACTCTGGTCTATTTCTTTTGCTCCTGGAGCAATGAAAGTCTCTAGTGTTGGTCCAGTTTCGTTTAGGCCTCCTGCTTGTAAATTCTTACCTTGTGCATAAAGGTCTGCCCATCTCATATCTGTACTAAAATATGGAGCGGCTCCTCTATAACGTGCATTATTTGCCGCACCTTCAAATTTTGTTGATATTGGAGAGCTAGTTTCGCCTCTAACAAGTTCCTGTAGCCAATTGAAAGCTTCTGGCTTAGAATTTATAACTGGTACTCCATGATAAGCTGGCGTTAATCTATTTTTCCCGAAATCAGTTTTTGTCAATCTGTTATACGAACCGGAATCAAGCATGTTCATCGACCCATATCCAAGTTTTTTGTAAATTTCTTGCATTGCAGATCCAGGAACATTGTTGTTTATCGTTGAAAGTAATTCTTCTGGTGAGGGGATCCTTGATGGAGATGAAGGCCCCTCATAACCCATGAGAGAGCTTTTATAGTTTTCTATATAATTTTCATCAGCTATCTTTTTTTGCAGGGCCTCTTCTGCCAACTCCATTCTATTTTTAGGAATAAGTCTTCCAAGTCCTAGAGTTAGCATATCGATGGAAGCTGCTCCAGAGTCATCTCCCATCTTAGGCATTCTAGCTTTTAATGCTTGATAACCACTTAGCATTCTTTCAACTAATGATGGGTTAGGTAATTTTTCTTCCCCCCGTGCAATACGGGCCATTTGATCATATCTTTCGCTAAACGTTGTTGATGCTATTTCCTTTGCACGCTTATTCTTAATTCTTTGTTCAAGGGTTCTTTCTATCAAACTCTTCTTAGGTTCAGCCTTTGGATAAAGTTTTTCTCCATACCATCCGGAGCCCCTGAATATTGTACTTGATTCCGGGTTCCTCATAATATCTTGAATAGAAAAGCCTGGATTTCTTCCATCTTTAAATGCTTGAATTGCTTGATAGAGATCAGGATATTCTGCATCCAATCCATACATCTCCATGTTATCTAGCCATTGTGGACTTGACGAGCTATTTACTCGATTCATTCGACTGGCTGCATTATCATACCTATCAAGATCAAATCCAAGCTTACCCCAAACACTGGTACCTGCGTCAGCAGTTTCAACAGTATTTCTGTCAACACCAATTCTAGGATAGATATCGTCCATCCTTCTAGTGAAAGCAGTTGCCAGCCCCGATCCTTGAAAATCTTGTTCGATAGACATTATATTGTTAGAAACACTATTTTTAGATCTAGCTGATGATCTTACTGGACGAATGGTTCTATCAAAGTTTCCCGCGTACATCCAGGCCTCTACGTCGGCTGGCCTAATTAAAAATTCTCCAGTAGCATTAACAGCTCTGTCCGCAGGTTCCATGCCGCCAACAGTTACGCCCTTGGTTCGAGTGGCTACGTCAGTTTTAACTGTTGCAATTTCTGGCAGATAGCCCCTTGCCTCCTCAGGAAGACTATAATACATGTTTTCCCATTCTTTAATTGTCATCAACTGACCCTCATCAGAACCAGAGGTAATTCTAATCATATCAGTAGAACTATTAGAATCAAACATGGAAGAAATTTTATCACCTAGCGAAGATCGCTTACGAATTGTTTTAAGTTTAGAAAGAGAACTTGATCCAACTTGACTTTCCATATCAGATAATACTGGACGCTGGAAGCTTCCATTTATAAGTTTAGGAGCAAGCTCTTCTGCTTGGACAACTTTTGAAATTTCGTCCATAAAGTCATTGCCCATAACGCCTCTATCCAAAGCGCTTTCAATACCCCGTCTAGGAATTCTTCTTCCAATTGAACTAACCAATTTTCCAAGTCCACCCGTTAGCATGTCGATAGAAGCTGCACCAGAATCATCACCAGCCATGCCCTTCATGGCATCCATTCTAGCTGAAAGAGTATCTCTCATTGAAAGCAACCACTCTGGCATACCACTATCAATAGATTTCTGTGCTTCAATCTTACGAGCTGCCTTAGCTTCTGCCGCCTTCTTTATAGCGGCATCAGTTTTAGGCCTAGCAACCTTTGGAACAATTTGTGCATGATGGGCCTGAACCTCAGCCCAATCAGTTTTAGAAAGTTGAACAAGGTCGTCCTTTAAGCTGTTATACATTGCTGCTTCTTCTGGTGAAAGTTTTCCTAGGTTAGCCATTGCACCATCAAAGTTTGCTAGTGCATCATCTATGGCTTTTTGGAATCCAGCAGAATACTCAGACTTCGAAGCCCTCTTTGCAATACTTGCAGTTGTTTCTGCAAACCACGATCTAGCCCCTGCTTTTTCCATTAAGAAGTTTGCTCTAACTTGATCTCCAACCGGAAGTCTAAGCCCCCCAACAGTCCTTGGTTGGCTTGCCTTGCTTGCAACAAACGCTTGTCCCTGGTCGGCTACAATATTTCCATATAGATTTTCAGCTTGCAGATCTTTGTCTCTTCTAAGAACAGAAGCAACTGCTTGTCTGTAAAATTCATCATCAGTAAATTTTCCGGTGGGTTCTGCAAATTTTTCATCAAACGTGGAGCGAACTCCAAACATCCTATCACCAGTAATTGGGTGCCTAAACTTTATAACCTTTTGATCTGGTGTTTTTAGTCCAAACAGATCTGTGGTTAGCTGGGACCCCCTTGCTTCAGCATAAGCAGAGGCAGCATCAGTATGTCCCTTCACAACATGCAATTGTCCAAAGGGATCTCTATACGTTCCGTTAACCCCTGGAATAGCAGAACTGCGTCCGCCCAGAGCACCAGTCAATTCTCCGAGTTCTGTAACTGGCATTCCTGAAAATGCGTCAGACCCAGCTTCCTTATTGCTTGCTCTTAGAAGTGCTGAAACTTCTTCAGTTCTAGCAGCATCTTTTTCACTTAACTTAGGCCCACGCCTTAACCAATTCATTGGATTAATGTCTGCTTCGCCTCTGTCGTCAGATAGAATTCTTCTAAGACTTGCAACACCGTATTGTTTTTCTTTTGCGCCACCACCAGACAAAATCTGTCTAAGGTGTGCTACACCATATTGTTTTTCTCCTGCGGCCCCACCAGAAGTTGCTGCAGTTTTTTGCCCTCTGGCTTCTTGGGCTGCTGCAGTTCTTGCTGCCTTTCTTTCTTTAGCAAGTGCAGCATTAGTTCTTCTATCTAAATTACTTGTTGCTGATCTTGCATTTTTAGAAGCATTAACTGAAGATGGCATTCCTTCAACAATTGGTGGCTTAAATTTATCAAGCGCATTAAAGGTACGCATAGCATTGGGTAATGCAGTTAAACCTGCTTTAGCTCCCTTAAAAGCCCACATAATTGGTACATAACTCATTGGGTCAAGCAGTCTAAATGCTCCGTCCCAAACACCAGAACTTAAGTTAGCAATTTTTCCAAAAGCACCGCCACCAGAGAAACTTGTTATTTTGCTTCTATTTGCTATTGCACTTCTAAGTTCTTCTTCTGGAGTTATTGTGCTAGGGTCTCTATCTCTACGGGTCCACTTGTTATTAAGTGCATCAATTCCACCTGCAAGTGCTTGACCAGGTGAAACATACTTAGAATTATTCCAGGCCTCCCTTGGATTAAGTCCACCAAGCCCTTTTCCTGTGTTTATAGATAGCAAAGCAGTAGATAACACCCTAGAAACTCCTTGTTCATACGGAGTGAATCCAATTTTAGCAGCTTTATGAAGAAGACCCATAAAGCCAGATCTTCTATGAAAATCTTCAGTATAATTTTGATCTAAAGATTGTGTGTTTTCAGGTTTTTTTGCAGACAAGTATGTTTTAGGTAAAAAAGATAACTCAGGTGCTATATAAGAACTTGTTGCCAGTGCTCTATTTTTTTCATTTCTAATTTTTACGGCAGAAGTTATACTAGTTGCCGTACGGCTTATTCCTGCGTTATCAAGTAATGCTAGTTCTTTTTTGCCTATATTCCAATTTCCAACTTGTCTTGCGTGATTATATGCCGCAAAGGTTTCTGGTCCCGCTTTTTTAGCTCTCCAATAAGCTAGATGACTTCTTCTTTCTTCAATAGATTTTCCTTCTAAAGATTTCTTAAATTTAGAACTTGTATAATCTTGTTTTGTTTGTAGCTGTAATTGTTTTAAACCCCCATATTGCGCTGCTTGTACAGAAAGATATGGTTTAGCTTGGGTAGGCTCAGGTCTTCTCTTCTTCCTGCGAGTTATCTTACGCTTACCAGTTTTTTGGTTATAAGATATTGAAGAGGAATTGTCGTCACCTGCATGGGCATGGGGAACCATTCCCCCGGTATGGAACTTAGGAACTTCTTTATCAGAAAGATCACCATTGTTAATCATATGCATGAATCCTTCTCCATACCGACTAACAGCCTTACGTTGAATTACATATTCACCAGATTGAAGAACTGCAGGAACTTCGTCACGCTTTAATGATTTGTCTATAGTAGAAAGTTTGTTAACGTTTCCACCGGTATGCAGGTAATTTCTTGGGTCATAGGTAGATTTCCAGTTTTTGTTACCTAAACTAGAATCTTTATCTCTTACCTCAAAGTGCAGGTGTGGAGCAGAATCTCTAAGACCGCTGCTACCAGATTTACCTATTTGCTGTCCTTCAACAACGGATTGACCTTCTTTAACGCTTCTAGTGCTTAGGTGTGCATAAACATACTTTAGTTTATCATCTTCAACAACTACAAAGTTTCCATATCCCGGCGTACCTGCCATGTAACGAGACATGACAACCTTTCCACCACGGGTTGTAAATACATTGCTTCCAACCTCAGCTGGGTAGTCAAGGCCTGCGTGGCGCCCACCGTAAGCTCTACCCTCCCGATTATTATAAAACGGATAGTTTCCCCAACTCTTCATTTTTACTCTGTCAAATGGGCCCTTAACGTCTCTAGCTGCAAATGGTCCTTGAATCGCTTGTTCGCTCCCTGCAGATGAATCTGTAGAACCTTCTAAGTAACTAGAGTTTTGGTTTCCAGAGGAACTAGATGAAGCTGAAGAACTAGATGAAGCTGAAGAACTTGCAGGGGTAGAAGCCTTTTTATCGCTAGCCTGCTGGTCTGCGGTTGCATCATAAAGTGCTGAAGATTTTTGTGGCCCGAAAAGATATGACGATCTTCCATTATATGCGCTTGCCCCTGAACCAGAATATGAATTTGATCCACCCATACCAGAATCATAATCATCAGCTCCTCCACCCATATCAGAATATGAATTTGATCCACCCATTCCTGAATATGAATTTGATCCACCCATGCCAGAGCCATAATAGTTATAGTAGTTTGCGCCACCTCCACCTGATTTTCCGTCCCAACTCCTAACCCTTAAAGAACTACCATCAGCAGCATATTTATCAAGTGCCCTTTCAAATTCTCCACCAATTGATTTTGCAAGTGCTGTATTATCAGCATTTCCTGCGGTGGGCTGTATTCCATTTGGGTACAGGGCTGATTTTGTACCAGGCTTTGCTATAGTTGCTGGTATGTCTCCCTTAGCATAGACATCGGTTATTACTCCTTGCTTATTTGTAGTAACATTAAGTTTTCCTTGTTGATTAAGTTTTACTGCTTCTTCAACACTTCCCCCTCTACCAGCGACAAAAGACATAATCCTGGCAGTTCTAAGTTGGTCCGCTAGATCTTTTGAGCCTTTACTATAGGCTTTCCAAACTGCCTTCTGCGTTTCATCTAAATCATTAATGCTACCCTGAATAGAATCTTTAATAGTTTTTCTAGCTTTACCATAAAACTCATCAATTCCATATCCACCCTTTTTAATTGCGTCATAAAGGGCTGGACTTAAATTATTCTTTATATCATTGGCAGACTTAATTGAGCCACTAGCAATTCCATCAGTAACAGCAGTCCAAGCTTTTTCAAGATTATCTGCATTTTTAACATCGCCCTCAGTGCTTACGGTTGCGTCAGAAGACTTTTCCTTCATCTTATCAATTGCATCAAGTTGAGCTTGAAGTTTATCTATTTGAGCCTGCTTGGGATCAATTTTTGCAGCAGTTTCGTCTTCCTTTTGCTTGTCAAGCATGTCATTATTCATTTGGTTCTTGATTAATGCTGCTTCTCCAAGTTGCCCTGCCGCTAAAGCTTCTCTATAAGAAATTTGTGAGGCACGCATTTTTCTTTCAAATTCAAAGGCTTTCTTTTCAGCCTCAAGCTTTTTGTTAATTGCTTCTATTTCTTTTTTAATTACATCGATTTTACCCTGAATTGCTTTCTTTTGGGCATCGTACCCAGAAGCAACTGCATTTTTTCTACCGGCCGAAGTTGCAGATTCCTTGACTCTTGGAGTGGCGGCTTGTACGTCAAGTGCAAGTTGCTTGTTTACCTGGGCCGCAACAGTCATAGCTTCTATTGCACTGGTAACGGTTCCAAAGCTCCCCGCGGCCTTGTCTGCATTATAAGCATTTTGAGCCATTGCATCGGAGACTCCTGATTGTGCAAGGAAAGCTAACTGTGCCGCAACCGTGAGGTTGTTTTCTTTTATAATAAGTTCTTCATATTTAGTTCCAACAACTCCAAGATCTTCTATAAATTGTTTTCTAAACCTTTCGTCCATCCAAAAACCTTCTTGAAGAGTTGTGCTAGTCTTTAAGTCCTCTACAAATTTACTAAATCCTGCTGGGTTAACTGCACTAATTTGACCAAGCATGTTACTTAATTGATCCGCGGCCCCCTTCACGGCCGGGTCACCCATTCTACTAACTTCTAGTGCTAGTTGTCCAGAATCAGACCTAATTGTGTCATCTCTTCGAGTGTTATAACTTGCAGCATCTTGAGGTACGTTGAGGGCATCAACAACGGTGTCCCAGAAGCTTTTGTCTTCTTCTTCTCTAGGCTTATCTGCATTTTTTACTCCATTAATTTTAAATTGATCCATGGCATTGTTATATTTATCTGTTCCAATAGCCCCTGCAAGAGCTCTATCGAATGCTGATTGAATAAGTTTTTTTCTACCTTCTGGTCCCTTAAGATTTAATTCATCAATTTCAGCATTAACAACAATTTTATACTTGCCTTGACCAGCTTCATCTAGGACAACTTGGATAGCGTCCTTTGCTTTTTGTGGGTCTAGGCCTTGCAGAACAAGCGAGGAGTACATTGATGTTAGTTTAGCAGGGATGCTTCTTTCTGGATCAGCTTCATTTTTAAGATCTTCAATAAGTTTTTTGATCGGGCTTTTGCTATCCATTGCATCAATAGCTTTTTTAAGCTCTTCATACCTTTTACGAGCTTCATCAATATTTTCAGAAAGTCCAGAAAGATTTGCTTTCATTCCATTAAGTTTTTGATTAAACAATGTGGCCATATCGCTAGATACAGTCATGAATGATTGGGTTGTTTTAGCAGCATCTTGAGTACGCCTATTTACATACCAGACTGTAGCGCCTAAACCTGCCACTATTGCTATTACGGCCCCGATTGGTCCTAGAAGAGCTAACATTCCTGCTTTAACTGTTGATGAGAATGCAGCCATAGCTTTACCAGTTGCTCCAGTAACTCCACCGAGCTTGGTCATTTTAGTAATTCCCTCGCCCAATCTTTTCATACTTTCTGCTGGGATCATTTGCCCAACCATCATTGTTGTTACTCCAAAGCTCATGGCCCCTGTAGCCAGGTTTGCTAAAGCCCCCTGCTTTGGACCTACAAGCGACGCAACTGAACCAGCCGCCATGGCTCCCATTCCTACTTTAGTCATGGACGGCAGACGTCTACCTGCTTTTTTACCTGGTCCTTCTTCCCCGTCGGGATCTAACAAAACTGTATCTCCACCTCCATCAACATCTACATCTCCAGTAGTAGTTGTTTGAGGGGAATTAGGATTACTCATCCTGTACTGTTCAGTTTCAATTATAGTTTCTGTCGTAAGTCCTCCCAAGGCAGCAATTTCAGTCCTTATAGCTGTGACTAAAGCTGCTTCAGCAGCGATAACTGCTTGTTCAGCTGCTATGCGCTTAGGGTTTGTGGCACTCTTTGTAGCTAACTTTGCAGATGCATCAAGCGCTTGTGTGTAATTTAGTTCTGCAAGTTCCCTTTGACCAGTTAACTTTGCAAGTTTTCCTGCGGCAATAATCTGGGCTTCACTTAGATCTGCTCCCGCGGCTTGCTGAGTAGATAATGATGCAGTAAGTTCATTAAGTTTTCGTGCATGAGCAATTTTTGCATCGTTCAAAGCTTTTGATGCTGCGGCATCTTGTGGTGTAGATACTGATGATGGGCCTAAATGACCCGTGCCGCTAGCCGCACCGGTTCCATAAAGTGGAGTTCTAATATCATATCCGGCGGCCGCTGCCCTTCTTTGTAATCCTTGTTCAAGCCTAACTAGTGATTTATTAAACTCATCCGTTTCCCATTTAGCTAATCTATATTTATATTCTGCAGTTTCTTTACCAAGCCTTCTATAATCTGGATCAGCTGCTCTAGCAGCCTGAGTTTCTGCATCCAGCTCTGCTTTAAGCTTACGTTCCGCTCTTATTTTGGCATTGTCCTGAACTCTTTTTACAAAAGCTTGGTCTTCAGCCCCACCAATATTTACGTCTTTGCTAGCGAACCACTTTTGTCTTGCTGCCACATCTGGATTATTTAATTGTTTGGCAGCGGCATCTACAGCTGCTTGCCCATTAGGTCCTGCACCCTGCTCATATAAATACCTAGCCTGCCCAAACATGGTAGCTTGTGATTTAACTATTTCACTACCTTTATATGAACCAGCCTGAAAAAGTGCTTCTGTATAATTTGCTGTTGCGGTTATGAGTCTTCTTTGAGCTTTAGCCAACTCTTTGGCTGCATCAGTTCCCTCCTTAGTTGCACCAGCTACTTTACTAGCTTTCTTAACTTCAGCTTCAGCAAGGTCTTTTTTCTTTCCAGCATCAATGGCTGCTTTTTTTCTTTTTTCTGCATCAGGGGCACTTTCATCCAAAGTTGTAGAAAAACCAAATCCTTTGCCTTCGTCAGATAAATCCCTCTGCATTGTGTTTTGCCACTTAGGGCTTGGCATTATTCCTAAAGCACTCAGAGGTCTACCGTACCAGAATGGATCAGTTTTACTAAGTAGGTGGGCTCTATCATATTCAGCTCCCCGGGCAAAGGTTCTGCCTTTGGATTTGCCGCTGGTCGAAACAATACTAGGGTCAGCTGATGAAAGTAAGTATTTTCCAGCAACGCCGCCATCTCTCATACTCCTGTAGGCTTGTTCCAGTTGAGCACTGGTAGGCGCCCCTGCACTACCTGGTTCTTGCGCTACCTGAGTAGATGACCCTACCGAAATGGCGGAAGGAATTGCTACCCTTTCAGAAGCGGCTCTACCTGCTGGTGATTGTGAAGCATTTCCTGTGGCTACTGAAGCAGCAGTGGCATTATCAGCTAACTCTTTAAACTGAAGAGCTAGGTTTGCAACAGCATTTTTAAAGGTATTAGTTGCTGTTACTTGATCATAAAAAGTTTTAGTTAGTTGGTCTCCCGCCAATTTAGCTGCCTGCTCTTCGGCAGTAACATATTTAAAAGCTGAAAGGCCACCCTTCTTAAACGCAGAAAGAAGAACTCCAGCCTTAACAAGATAACCGAAGAAGTTAGCAAACACACCCACAAGCATAATGACTGGTCCAACAATTGCAACTAGGGTAGTAAGACCTAAAATAAATTGTTTAAATCCGGAAGGAAGGTTGTTGAATTTTTCAAGCATCGTTCCAAGAGCGCCAAATATTTTAGTTCCAAGCTTAAGAAACTCTTCACCGATTGGTAAAAGATTGGATTTTAAGTTTTCAGCTGCTCTCTTAAATTGTCCAGAAACAGAGTTTGCAGCTCTTGCAAGTTCTTGCTCTGTTAATGCTGCTAGGTCTGCTGCTGATTTTCCCGCGAGTTCCATCACCTGTACAGATTGACTACCCGCTTGATTCAAATTATTGAACAAAGCTGTAATTCTACCAACCTGCATTTTACCAAAAAGTTTTTCAAGCACGCGCTGCCTTGAAAGGTCGTCGAGCGCATTTAACTTTCCCTGGAACTCATTAAGAGTCGGCATAAGTTTTCCTGCATTTTTATCAACAATTTCAGTAAGGTCAATTCCAAAAGTTTTCATGTATTTTGAAACTTCTTTGGTTGGGTTGATAAGAGCAGAAAGAGATGATTTGATTGCGTTAGCGGCTTCTCCGGCGGGGATTCCACCCTCCTTCATTGCTACAAGCATCGTTGCTAGATCTTTTACGTCACCCCCAAGTCCTCTAACAACTGGACCGGCTTTAGGAATTGCAGTAGTAAGGTCATCGATGCTTGCGCTTGTTTGGTTTTCAACAGCATTCAAAAAGTTAATATCTTTAGTTAATTGTTTTGTATCAGATCTGAAAACACTTTGAAGAGATAAGGTTGTTTTCATGGCTTGCTGTCTATCAATTTCTCCCAGCGTGGCAAGGATGCTTGTTTGTTTAATGGCCCCAATGAGTTTTTCTCCCTCAAGGCCTGTGGCTGCTAGATCAGCAGCTAGTCCCGCTGTTTGTGCCGCAGGTATTCCCAAGGCCTTTGAAAGCTCTGTAGAAAGTTCTTTAACCTGGCTTTTAATTGAATCAAGGGCCTGTGTTCCAGAAGAAGTAATAGACGCACCATAAACACGAGAAAGTCTAGTAAGTTCTTTGTCAAAGTCCATGAAAGTTTTTGCAGCGGTTGTTCCAAATATGGAGAGCGGTATAGAAAGACCGACCATGAGTTGTCTACCAGCCCACTGGGTATTCTTACCCCAGTTAATAAGGCCCTTAGAAGTTTCATTAATAACTTTGTGAAAAATCTGCATTTCTTTTGTTGCAATGGCTGTGTTAGTTGCAACCGAATCAGGTAGTCCAGTTGGTGTGGCAAGGATCCCTCGGCTCTGACCACTTGCAGATCTTCCTGTTGAAGTCCAGACAGATCTTTCAAGTTGAACCTGTTGCCTAGCTAATTGCCTAACTTGCCCGTCACGAGTCCTAATAAACTCCCTCATGGCAGTTGTGCTTTCTCTTAGACTAAGGTTTCCTTGTCCAAGGGCCTTGCCAAACTTTTTAACACCATCATCAATAACTAGCGATTGCGTAGTAAATTGACCACTTTGCGCCAGCGATCTTGAGAATGAGGCCATTGCCGAGTTGAAAGACTCAACATTAAGCCTCTGCATAGACATGCTGAGTCTTTGAATTTGCTGGTTAGCTGCATTTACCTGAGAAATTAAATCAGAAAAATTAGCACTAGCCCTAAATTCAAGATCAACAATAGAAGCCATTATTCCACCTCATACCCAAGACCGAGTCCGATTCCGAAGCCCTGCTGTTGTGCGCCTATTCCTCTAACATCAACAATATCGTTATAGATATCGTCGACACCAGAAAGCTTGCCTAGTGCTCGGTCTAACACGTCTGATGATGTCACTTCTTTTTCCTCATCGCCATATGGATCTTCTGGAAGATCAGCTCCTGCAGAGGCGCCAATCATTCTCTGCAACTTCCAATCTCTTCGAGTTATACTCATATCCAGCTCGACCAACTCTGACAATGTTAGGGTTTCCTCCAACTGTTCATAGTTTAACCATGCTCCAATGGTCATGACTCTGGACTCTATTCCTAGAAGATCCATGTCCTCCCATTTTACTGATTCTGAGCGGCCAACATCGCCGCCGTTTGCAAATTTGGATCATTGAAATTCATTCCGGCACAAACTTCCAAAATCTTGAAAATTGTTTCAATATCCAGTTCCTCTTCAATCAGTTCCTTACTCTCTGCGAGATCGGGAGCCAATCTTCCAAGGCAAACCTGCGTCATGTCGATAAAATTGTCAAGGAAGGCATCCTCTTCAACCTGATCAGATTCTGAAGCCTTTACAAGGGCATCGTTATACTCTTTGAGCTTCTGTTGAAACTTTCTTACACCCTTAATGTTCAGTGGCTTGAGTTCAATCTCCCGCCCAGACATAAGCGTAATCGTTTCTGTTTTAAACACTTGACTTGCCATTAAATTAACCTCCTGTTGTCTGGATAAGTATACCAAAGTTTTTAGAATTTAGCAAAACAGAAGGGCCCCAGAAAAATCTGGGGCCCAACTATTTTTAACTGTTTTTAGTAGGATCGGTCAATGATCTTACCGTACGCGTTGCTGGTAGAAGCAACTGGCAACAGTCGGAACGAGACAGGGAAGAAAGTTCCCGTGTCACGCTTCAAACCGTGCGCAGATGCATCCATTGACATAGCGCGAGCAGCGTAGTAGACACGCTCGTTGTTGCCGGAGGTTGGACGAGGTCCTGGACCAACAGCAATAAGCGAACGCTCAACAGGGTAGTCACCAAGAGTACCACCTTGAACCTCAACAGCGTTACTAACGCCATTGATCAAGGTTCCTGATTCCTTCCTCGCATTGTCAGTATTGTAACCAGAGGTCTGGTTCATGACAACGAACAAGTTCTCAAGAGTGGCCTCAGCAAACTCAGTCTTCAGCATAACCTTCTGACCCTGCTTGAACAAACGAGCAGCATCAAGCAACTGGTCAACAGCAATTTCACCGAAGTCAGGCTCGTACGACAACTCAAGACCGTTGGTCGTGTAACCAACATCTCTCCAGGATCCACTCGCAGCAACGGTAGTTGCGGCAGAAGTAGAACTAGTTAGGGTTGGAAGCGGTGCAACTGGGTCTCCGGTTGTACCAACGTTAGCACTAACAAAAACCTGCGCGGCACCAACGATAATATTTCTTACGGAAGCAGCCATATAATTTTTTCACCACCTTAATGTTTTAAATTTTTTAGCTGGCTAGGCTTGTTTCCTCTTGATGAATTATACGGAAATAGAAGACTAAAAGCAAATTTTATGCGTAGAATCCTGATCCAGTCATAAGCTCACCAAATCTGTAGCACACACAGATCTCTCCAGTAATTCTGCCGGACTCCTTCGATGTCTGGCCAGATATGTCTATTCCATCTATCCTTGTTGAATAAAAGAAAAATGTTCCCGTAGTAGTTGGAGCTGCTTGAAGCTTTTTAGCTGCTTGGTCTTTTCCCCTAAAGCATTCGTTAAACACACGAACAATTTCCATAATCTTAGAAAAATTAGGACAGAAAATAGTAAACATTATAGCTTCTTCATTAATAAAAAAATCATCATCTGTTTGAGGATATCCAATAAAATCATATATGATATAAGGCTTATTCTTCAGGTAATTGGATAATTCTGGTTGATCCTGCACGGGAATAATAGGAACTATATTATCTTCAAAATCATCAAGGTAGTAGTCAGTAGCATCTAGAACTTCGGATTCCTGTAGTTTCGCCCAAAGGTAATTAATTACATCATATGCTGGTGACTTCTTGTATATACTCATCGCCAATTACCCTCTACCGCGCCTTGGGCTAATGCATCAATTTCCGAAGCAGAAATCTTTCCCTTCATTGAAATTGACCTAATTCTAGAAGGAACATTCTGCGCAGACACCCTTGCTACTCTCTCAAGCTTCTTGGCAGCTTTACCATTTTTTACCACTGAAGATCCCTTAGTAGACATCCAGGAGCTGAATGATTTTGTAAAGGAGAGCTTTGCGTCTTTTCCACCAACATTACTTATGCTTACACTTTTATTACTAAAGACAATGCCTTTATCTTTTGAGTTTCCAGATATATTTTTAACCGGTATCGCCAAATACTTTGACTTTTTTGGGGATATGGTTACCCTATCTCCATACTCCATTACAGCCGCTTTATTCTTAAAAACAGCAGATCTTTTTACAGATTTTCCACTAGGACCTGGCTCAAGTAGTATTGGGTCTATTGGGGACACCCTGCGGGACTGTAGGAAATTAAATTTAACTTTAAACCCATTATCCCCAACATTAGTTTTATTTAATTTCCATAGCCTTGTAGAGCCATTCTGGCCCCATTCGTATACGTGCTGTAAAGCTTTAGGATTAGATCCAGCCTTAGTATCTAGATATTGCCCAAAATTATATTCTAGTTCATCAAAAGCTTCATCAAAAAATCTATTTCTAGTTACGGGACCAGCCATTGAATGCCAGGCTACCATTAGCTCATAGTTTAATACAGATGAAATTACAGCTGGAGCATTAGTAGAAATGTTAAGCTTACGATTCCCCGGTTTAGGATTTTTCATAACTCTTATGCTTGGCTTATTCTCCATTTTGAGTAAAGACTTCCTTAGCCATAATCTCGTACTCTATTACATTTCCAAACATATCAAACAATGGGCTCACGCTAGCAATTTCAAAGATGGATGGCTCTCCTGATATTCCTGGAACGGTCCAAATAGCGTTTCCATCTTTATCAGCTAAGTTTGTAATTCTTTGCCTTTTATTTAGCTTTTTCTTAGAAAGAACCTTTATCCTCTGCTCTTCTGAATACTCCTTGTTAAACTTTTTATTATTTGCCGTGTCAGAAGCTCCCTCGCTTTTAATAGACTGTGCGTCGCACATAAAAGTATCCGTTACTGTCCAAGTTCTACTGATCTCCTTCGTTGCAGGGTTCTGAGTTGCAACAACTTCCATTACGTCTGCATAGGAATGATACTTTGCGGATGTTAAGCATCCGTACATTAGATTACAACCATATCCAGAGTTTGATAGCGGGAAAGAATTCCATCTACTATGGCGTTACCTGTTCCAGAGAAGGCTTCCCCAAGGAATGTAAACTTGAAATCAGACATAGAGGCTTGTTGAACATACTTGGTTCTCCATGTAGAATCTTGGCAAAGGAAGTCATTTATAAGAAGGACGGCGGCTTGTTGTATGTCAGACGGAACGCGAGCAAATCCGTAGATACCAGTTACCTCATATCGGCTTCCAGCTCTAAAAGCGCTAGACCTTAACCCAGTTGAACTATAACCTGTGTCGGTATTGGCTCCTGCTATGTTCACCAAGGGCTCTGCTTCATACTCACGAATATCACCATAATTTGCTACTCGTATTGATCTTCCAGATTCCGTGGGCTCAAAAGTGTAGGGAAACTCATTGATATCATCTGCTGGGCTATAAACAACAACGCCATTCTCTTTGATTTGTTGTATAGATATGATATTTTCATTGAGTACCAGTATGTCGGTTGCCTGACCGAAAACGGTAACAGTCTTTGTTTCGCTTCCAAAGTTTGTGTTTGTCTGCTGCTCAATTGTGTACCTAGCTAATCTTTCTGCAGATAACAACTCTTTTTCTGACCTATACTTTGAAGAGGTGGGAGAAAGGCTAAAACCCAATTCATTTGCTGCATCAATCGGCATAATTAATGGAGTTGCTATGTCGTAATAAAATTTTTGCTCAAACTCGTTTCCATTTATATGAAAAAACCAATGAACTTCAACCGCTTGCTGGACATCTGTAGACTCCAGTGGTAGTGATACGGTCCACTGTTCTGATGTGCCCAAAGGAGTGGGGGTTGTTTTATTTCCTGATAAGTACACAACATTATTTCCAAAGGAAATTTCGACGGCTGGATCATCATCTAATGTTCCAGAATATATATTAAGAGCAACCTGTGGTGAGGTGTTCTTAAGAATTTCAATCATTTTTATCCGTAGTAGTCTTGCAACTCTTTAGGAGTAGCAGGCCTAAAACCCTCCCCAACTTCAAAAATTTGTTGAGCTGTATCCATATCCACGAGAGCGTATGGGTGATCCTTGGTAAATCTAACACCATAAAGTTCATAGACCAAGTTTGATCTTTCCATCTTGACAAGAAGCGTGTCTTCTGATCTTTCTGTCTTCCTGGCATTATCAGTTCTGGCTCCATGAACAGAAAAAAGTTCTTCGGCAGAAGCAGTATTTTCAACTAGGGACTGGGTCTTGCTATAAAGTTCGAATGTAACTCCATTATCCTGAAGTTCATTAATAATAGCGGTCTTGGTTGTAACACCATCAATTTCAACGCCAAATTCATCAGCGATATTTTTTAATTCAGCAACCTTAAGTGCAGTAAAAGACATTTATCCTCCTTGTATCAAAATAAGTATACCATAAAACTATACACTAAACGAAGTTGGGCCGGGAAATTAATCCCGGCCCAACAACTATTTAGTTGTATTACGAACTAAGCTTCACGTTGTTTACGCGAACATAAGCTTCGCTGTTCTCAACCTGAACGCCTGCACGAACGAATACGGTGTACTCGATCGCGTCCTTCTTGGGCTTGAACTCACGGTGAACCGTGATTTCGCGCTTGATGCCCCAGATTCGGTTCTGTGGGAAGGTAAGGTCAACGTAGCCGTGGCTGCCAGAAGCGCCAGAATACGTACCTGTCTCAGTCTCACTGAACAGAGGGACTTCCTTCACGGGGATGCCGAATGCGTACGGGGTAACCGTACCAGCGTCACCACTGCGAGCAACCACGTCACCTCGGATAACGCTAGAAGCGATATCTTGAGGGTTACCGTTGTTGACCCACACGTTGGTCAAACCATACAGGTAGTCCTGCGTCAAGTTTGAGCCCGCGTAGAAGTTCAACTGATTGCGGCGTTGCAAGTACTTACGAGGCATATTCTTAATAGCCTTGTTGAAGATTGCCTTACCATCAGATGAACCAGTTCCACTAAGGGTTGCACCAGCAGCGTCAACGACAGCTGCACCAGATCCAGATGCCGTGACAAGCTTGCTAAAACCATTAAAAGCCTTAAGCAGCGGGTCCGACGAACCTGTGTCACCATTGATAGCCAGGTCCTCAAGGTCATTACCAAGAGCGGTAGCCATCATTCTCGCAATGTGGTCCTCCAGGCCGTTACCTTCGATGTTATCTTCGAGGCTTTCGGTCGTGAGTTCCCAGTCAAGACGAATCTTTTGGGTCGTCAGCGAGATCTTTGTGAACGTAGCACTGGCGTTGACACCATCATCAACACCTTCAGTCGCCAAGCGAGCGATTCTCTGACCGACATTGACCTTGTCAATATCAATTGTGTCAGACTTCATTCTCACAATGCGACCTTCCTTAGCGAGAACAGTAGAATCCCACATGTAGTCAATGAAGCGGTTAGCCTGCTCAGGGTTGAGCAAACCACCACCACCTGCACCAACCTCAGTAGTAGCGATTACTTTCTCTAGAAGTTCATTACTCATTTATTTTTCACCACCTTTTCGTTTTTGTTTTTTAGTATCACAGGGATGCTGCGTCGAGGAAACTGCCGCCCCAGATGTTATCTTTCTTTGTAACAGCCGTAGACCCGCCAAGGTCGTCGGACTTCTTAATTGCTGTATCCTTGTCTACCTTCTCAACTGCGTCAGAAAGTTCACCGATCTTACCGGAAACTTCGTCAACCTTTGAAGTGACATTTGATACAGAATCACTGAATTGCTTAGTGATATCGTCAACACGTGACTCTAGCGTAGCAATTGAATGATTAAAATTAGCGATAGTTGTTGAGTTGTTCGAGACAAGCTCAGCGATCGTCGATTGAATAAAAGACTTGAGTTCATCCACTACGGAAGCATCAAGCGATACCGACTTTTCGGTAACAGCTGCTTCTTCAGTGTCAGGTGTCTCTTCAGTGGCTTCCTCTGCTTGATCTGCATCGGGGGTCGCCTCAACTGCGTCATCATCAACCTCAGAGATCACGACAGCCTTTTCAACGTTACTATCTTCTTCCACAACAGGAACCTCAGTTGCGCTAGAAACCTCTACTGAATCAACTTCAGCAATAAGTTCTGTTTCTGCCATTTCTATACCTCCTTCGTTTGTTTTTTGCAAGGACTTTTCTGATTTCAAGAACTTATTAAGAACTTCACTAACAGAATCCGCCTTGTCAATATCTGATGACTCAATCCATCCAATGCTTTGCATTTGGTTCCCACAGACACAGTCCATAGACTCGCTATCGGATACCTTTGCAACATTATCAGAACTACACCAGAAAACATTAGAGGTGGCTGTTTCAGCTACCATGCCCTTTAGGGCAAATCCATTATCGGATTTAATAACAGACATTACATTTGAAAGTTGGTTCATGGGTGAGTCTACAATGCTGAGTTCTACGAGGTCATAGTCTTTGATGATTCTTACGGACTTGTTTGTTTCGGGATCAATGAACGGTTCTGATTCTTTTATTTCCCCGCCGATAGAGAATGCGCTAAGAGTTCCATCTAGAACTTTTTCCCAGGTGCTCTCTGCGCCCTTGGATATATAGCAACTAACATAAATTCCGTTATAAAACTTTCCAGTCTCTGGATCGTATATTTCTTCCTGTGAAAAAGACACCATCCGCCCAGCAGCGATCTTATCGTGCATTTCGCGTATATTTCCACGAAAGCGTTCAAAGGCGCGGGCGGAGGCCTCAGCCAAAACAATGTCACTTCCTCTATCGATATTGTCTGCTGTGGCAAAACCGGATACAATTCTATTCTCTACATCAAACTTGGAAAAGGGCACCGAAATATTAAGGTGGTGCCCATGAGTAGATAGATTAGACTTTGTTATCTCCATGATGTTAAATATTACACTTTAAAGGGCCAAAAAGCAAACTATTGCGTTGATCTTCCATCGCCCTTAGGATTTCTTCCCTCGCCCTTGCCATCACTTGCTCCCGCTGATCTCTCTGCATCTCTTGCTCTTGTCTTTCCAGAATTAGCAGCGGCATCAGCGGCTTGCTGTGGCTTCATGACAAACATGTCGTCTCCTCCATCAATTGGAGGCATTCCGATTGTAGCTCTAGCCTCATTAGGAGTCATGATCTGATTTCGAACATAACGTTCATTGATCTGGCTGATTGCATCCTCGTCTGTAAGAGTCATTTCATTCAGCTTAAAGACAAACATGTTAGTAAACTCTGAAATGATTCCATTAATTCTTTTCTCTAGCCTATCCTGCTCTGGCCTGGTAACTTGTTCCTTAAAACTCTTATCAGCATCCCTTGCCGCTGCAAGGTTTATTCCAGCTGGCTGGCCAAC